TATGTGCATTTCCATAGCTCTTGACGCATTTGCTAATGTAATAGATACACTTGGTACTTCGTTTGTACTTGTTTCACTTATTTCGTCTATACTAAAAGGAAAAGCAACATAGTCGTTAGAATTCCATGTTATATTCTCATTGTTTCGCACTAGTCTTATTGTCTCAGTTACGGATGGAATTGTTATGTCTAGTGCTATTAAAATTGCTTCATCGGATGATATGCTATTTTTTTGGTCAATTACTATAGAAGATAAAGATAACATCTAAACCTCTTTTAGCGTTAGTGATACGCTGTTGTCTGTTGGAGATATTTGAGAAAAAATCAATTCATCATCTGAAAATCTAACTATGTGAGTAGTGCCATAAATTGAATCATAAAATTCAAAATTGAGTCCTTGATTTTCAATAAAAAAAGTATCTAATTCTTCAGTTTGTGCTAATGTTAATACTCCAAACTCTATTGAAAACTCTTTTATTTTCCTTGTAAACTTTGGTCTTGTTTGCTCATAGCCACCATCAAAAGAGGCTCTAATTGCTGGTTTAACTGTTTTTCTTTTAATATCCGTATATGGAAATGCTGGAAATGCGTTCATTATCTAACTCCCCTTATTGAATCTCTCATGCCACCCTTGTTTCTAGTAATTGCATCTAAGACAACATTTACAATCATTGTTCCACCGTCAAAACTTGTTGTTACGTTATCTTGTGTTACTGCTGTGTCAGTATTGTTTTCAATGTTTACAATAACATTGCTTCCTCCACCACCGTTCATAGTCACAGGTATTGTTTTCCCATCTGGTAGTGGAACAAAAGCTTCATTCATACTGCCCTCGCCGTATATCGCTACTTGCGCACTATCTGCAATTCCACCAGTTGAGTACGTTTTTAAAGGCATTTTTCCAGAACTTGTCATTATTCCGCCGTCTTCAAAGAAGTAGCTACCTATTGATGAGAATACATTTGATCCGCCTGTTCCAATTGCGTTCATTAAAGGCTGTGATATTGATTGTTGAATTTGAAGTCTTAACATATCTTCCAGAATAGAATCTACGAGGCTAGAAAAATCAAGTTTACCCGTTTTAACAAAATCTACTAAAGAGTCTTCCATCCCTTTAAATGCGTTTGTAAAAACATATTCAATATTTTTTGTGCTGTCTTCAACTTTATCAATAAATTCAGTCTTATATCTTTTTATATATGCGTCATAATCTGCATCTTTAAGCCCTAAAAGCACAGCGTTTTCATGTGCATCAACTCTTTCTTTGCTTGCTAGCCATGCTGTTTGCAGGTCGCCAATCCCTCGATAATAATCAGACCATACATTAAGACTTGCTTGTACATCTTTATTTGTAGGTGATGAAAGTTTTTTATCTCCGTAGTCTTTTTTATTAGTGCTACTGCTACCATCTTCTTTGACTGTCGTAGAAAACGATTTAAAAGCGTTTGATGTTTTAGCTATAAAAGAATCTGCATAGTTTCTTCCACTATTAATTGCTTCCCCTAGTTCATAAAACTTTTTACTTGTTTGGTCTATTTTTTCATTTATTGCAGAAGTTCCTAGATTTTCAAATAATTCTGCTTTATCACCTCTCATAAAATCTGGTAAGCTATTATATGAGTCTAAAACAGCATTCATTGCATCGATTACGTAGTCAATGCCTATTGTTATCCCTTTTGTCATATAGAAGAAACCAAGTTCAATTGATGTTGTTACTAGCTGAATACCTGTTAATGAGTCTTTCATAAATCCAACTGCTCTTATTATTGAGTTTATTCCATCAATAATTGAATTTGCAAAAGGTGCTATATTTTTTGATGTTGTGTCAAATGCTGTGCTAAGTTCCTCTCCAAATACTTTTGCTAATGCTTTAACGTAGTCATAAATTCCATTTTCCATAACATTTTTTTGAAAAATTGTGTAACTGTCATTTATGTTTGATATCATCCCTTCAAGAGTCTTGCTTTGTGCTTCCATAGCACCAACATACTTGCTGTTGAATATTGCCTCTAATGTACTTTGTATTATTTTAGAGTTATTGTCAATCACTTTAGTCTTCATTTCTCCGCTGGCACTAGTCCAATTGTATGTGATTTTTTCGCCCTCTTTTGAAGCTTTTATCCCGAACTCTTTAAGTCTCTCATTCTCTCCTGTTACGGCGTCAGCCATTGCTTCTACTGCCTGATTAAGACTTTTTCCCATTGCGGAAGCTGTATCTCCAAGAGTTCTAAGTGTTCCATCTGTAGGGTCTATGCCATATGATTTGAGCTTAACAAAAGAATCCGTAACGTTTGCCAATTCGTAAGGAGTACTTTTAGTAAAATCAGTTATCCATGCCATTGCATCTTTTGCTTTTGAAGATGACCCCTCAATCGTTCTTAAAACTGTTTCAAATTTTTCAAATTCCATTGAAGTTGCAGTAAATTCTTTTCCAATATCAAGAGTTTTAATTACTGTTTGTATAGAGAGAAACGCAGCACCAATTCCAATAATATTATTTTTTAGATTATTAACACTTTTTTTGACACTTTTTTCAGCTCTATCCATTCCAGAGACTAGCTTTGCAGTATCCGCTTTAACATCAATAATTACTGTTCCAACTGTTGCCATTATTTTCCATCCCCGAATGCTGCAATAAGTGCTTCTGCCATTTCAGATTTATTCATCTTTAAAGCCCTTACTCTCTCTTTATTATAATCTTCATCAGATAGAGCCATTATTTGACCTATTGTTGAGATAATTCCCTCATAATTCTTAACACTTAATCCGTGCCATCTAAGTTGGTCTTTTACCGACTCGTAAAGATAACCAACTTTACCCATCGCCGAATACTCAAATCTACATTTTGCAGAAACTCTTGCAAGTGGTAGTTCAAAAAACTTTAACTTTTCTTTAGAGTTATTATTTCGGAGAAAGTTAGCTATTCTCCATACTGCTTTTTTTCAAGTTCTCTTTTTGCAATATCTAAGTCTTGCATTAATTGTGCATAGCCTTTAATTTCTGCATAGTCTTGTAGAACATCTTTGTCTTTTCCGCTAACTAAAACATTAAATCTTTTTTCTGCTGACTTTTCAACAAATTCATCTGGTTGACCACCACCAAGTGCAATAAGTTCTTCTAACAATTCTTCAAGTTCGTCTTCAATATCTTCTCTTTCTTTTATTCCTATAACTGCTTTGTCATAGTCTTTTGTTAGTTTATAGAGTTCTATTTTTTCACCGATAGAAACCTGTTTGCGATTTAACTTATTTGCTTTTTTCTCTAGTGCTAAAAACTGCTTCTTAAGGATGTCCTGTTCTTTTTTTTCAGATTTTGTAAACTCTCTAAAAAACACTTTAAGGGTCTCTTTTATCTTATTTCCCTCTTTGACTTCAATTTTTATTTCATAGTCTAATTGAATTTTCATTATGCTGCCGCTGTTACCGTAGGTTTACCGTTCATTGAAGCAGTGAATGTAGCAATTACTTTTCCGTCTTGCTCTGGGTTTAATTCAAAATCTTTTATTACTACTCCATCCCATGTAAAAGTAGTGCCATTCCCTGTTGTTGGTGTAACAATATCAGACAACTCTATTGCCATTGGTATAGTTGAGCCATCAAAAAACGCTGTTTCCAACTCTTTAGCACCTGCTGTATCTTCTGTGTCATAAATAACACTCATTACAATTGGGTCTGTTTTAATATTCCCTAAAGCTTGAACTATTGTTCCTGTGTTTATAGCTTCGTACTCTTTAATAGGTCTATTCATTTTAATAGCGCCTAAAGAGTTCAAATCTCCTGCATCTTTAGAGTTTACAGTTACGATAAACCCTCTTGTATTAATATCTGCCATTTTTAAGTCCTTTTTATATTAAAATCTATTAACTGTCTAAACAGTTTTTGTTCATCATCATAGAGGTCTTGCGCAGATACGCTTCCACCGCCTAATTCAATCACCTTGTCAGTTGCTAAGCCTTTTAAATCTTTAGCTTCTGAATAACTTTTTGAGTAAATATCTACTTGAAATCTAACATCTCTTGATTTTAGATTACCATTTAGAGATATATTTGAGCCATCATAAATTACTTGATATGTCATAGCTGGAAAAACTACATTTTGAGGCATAATAAGAGGAAATACACGCTCACAAACAGATTTAAGGGATACTACTAAGTCTTTTTCAATCATAGTTTTGCAATCTCCTTGTCTATTCTCTTAATCATATATTTTTTAGCCTCTTCAATAGTCTCATTCCCTTTTTTTTCAAACGCTGGGCGCATGAAAGGGTGAGCTGGAGCTTTAACAGTTCCAAACTCTAAAAAGTGACCATACCACCCGCCTTTTTTCTTTAATGGTGCTACTGAAAAATAAACAATGTTTTTATTTTTACTTTTTCTTTTAACTACGCCAATACTTTTTTTAAGTGTTCCACTATCTTTAGTCACCAGCAATTTTGCTTCTTTTGAGATAGACGATGCCCCTGCTCTAATCGCACCAGTTAAAACGTTCTTTTGTACTCTTTCTGTCAATGCTTTGAGTTTTTTAAGTATCGCTTCCATTCCTAATACTTCAATGTCTGACATTTAGATAACCTCAGTACACATAATCTGCAAAGTTTTATTTGCTTCTCTAATGTTTATTACACTTTCAATATTAAAAATTCTAGTGCCATAAACAATTCGCATATTCGGCAAAACACCTGCAAAATATCTACACTCAATTTTGTGAGAAACTTCCGCGTTTACTTGTTTAGATGCAAAATATTCTTTTCCTGATATGGGAACGATACTCGCATAAACAGTTTTAAAAACAGAGTAACCTTCTATCACTTCGCCAAAGTCATTCTCTGTCTCAGTGTAAGCTTCAAAATTTACTTTGTGCTTTAAATTACCGCTTCGCATTAGATACTTCTTATCTTGTAACTAGATAGTAAGTCTTCGATAAATTTACCACCGAATTGAGAAATACTAGCACCTATAACAAACTCTTCACGGTTTTCATAAAGAGTTGATATCTTTACTTTCATATAAGATTTTATAGCTTCTGGAACTTCTGAATAACCACAAGTTAAGGTTAGTTTAAACGCTTTTTTGTGGTCAATTGTCGTTGGTATTTCGCTATAATTTATATATCCGACACCATTATTCTCGTATAGATAATATGTATCACTATCAAGCTCCACATAGTCACCTACTGCATCCATATACTCAATTTTATCAATTGAAACTATTGGATTTTTAGGTAATTTATATGGTAAAAAACAATCATATAATTCAAAAGTAGCATTCTCAAGCTGTCTATTCGTAATATTTTCAACGTGTTCTCTCACGGTGCTAATCAATGTAGCTATAAGTAGGTCTTCATCGTTGTCAATAATTCTTAAAAATGCTTTTGCTTCTTCAAGTGTAATAGGCTCTTGTGTTGGTGCTACTGTTTGAACTAATTGCATCTATTTACCCTTTGCCTTTTTTGTATCCAACGCATCTCTTTTTGAGATAGATTCAATTGCATTTTGTAAATCTTCATCGCTTAAAACCTCACCATTCAATTCAGCTTCTTTTAGTGCTACTTGTTCATAGAGAGAATTTAATTCATTTTGAATATGACTCTGTCTAATGATTGCGTTTGCTTTTGCTTCATCTTCTGCTTGTTTGAGTTTAATAGACTCTACTTTTTTCAT